CTGCCCTTGGATGTAAACTTCTACGGGTATTCCCTTGATTGAAATGTTATGTTGTTCGCTCCACAATGCTTTCTTAGCGTTGTATAATTCTCTTTGTTCTAGATCCGGCATTCCCTTTACTATTATGTGTAAATCCAGATCACTGTATTCGGTCCAGGTATAGTTAGCGTTGGATCCGGTTAGAGTGTAATCAACCACATCAAGAGGCACTCCAACAAACTCCTCGAATTTTTCTGCTATCTTTATGAGCTTGTGTTTGACTTCCGTGGTTACCTTTTCGTCAACCCAAATCTTTGGATTGAGTCGGCGATTGACTGTCACTCGATTTATCTGTTCAAATAAAAAATCACTTGCTTTCATTATTCTCTAACCAAGATGTGATCGTATCCCCTAGGGCAAACAGCCACAATTTTATAATTCCATTCTTCCTGTATCCATTCTAGGGTTTCTCTTTCAAAATAAACTTCAAGATTAATTACAGGCCAATATTTTTCTATAGTTTGTCTAGCGCCATTAAGTACGGCCATTTCATACCCGTCAGTATCTATCTTGATGTAGTCAACATCTTCAAATTTAAAATCATCCAATCTAGCAAAGTTTTCATTTTTTATGGGACCGTTGCCTTTTCTTTCACTTATGGGCTTATCACCCAACGGAACTCCGAAGTGTGTTACCTTTGTAACGTCAACATTGTGAGGAAAAAACTTTCTAGTTCTAGGGTCAAAAGCAAAAACGTTCTCAAAATCTCTTGTTAGATATCTGGTGTATTCTCCATCTCTACACCCTATGTCTATTGCTGTTCGATATGACTTAATAAATGGCACGCTTAGATTGTACGCGACCTTACAGTGATGATCGGGGTATTCTGCTGCTCCTACCTTACAGTAAAAGAAATCACGTTCGTAAAGCGAATCTTCAAATAATCCCGGAGCAAATACTGTTGGTTTAACTGGATAATTCATAGTAAAATATCTCCTTTTTACTATTTAGCCCACATTAGGTGATAAAATTTTTCGAGTTCTTTATCAAAAAATTCAACCACTAATCTTCTCCCTGCGGTAAAAATTTCCAAGGTCATTTGGCATTTTTCAGGATCCTGCCTGTTTATCCAATCTATGTGATCTAGACCGCATTCCTTATGTACTAAGGGCCAGTCTATGTCAATAAAATCCTGTGGATGATCGGTGTTAATGTTCCACTGATACAGTGTTACTTTAGAGTTGTTCATCATCGGTACCCATGTTATTAAGAATCTCTCTAAGTTTAGTTGATTCAACCTTACCTCTGATCTTACCTACCGAAACTCCTTGAGTTGGATCCTCGTTCTGGCCCGATTGTATTTCTGTTTTTCGTTTTATGCTATCAATAATTGAACTGCTACCTCTATTATTTCCTGAGGTACTTTCCTGTTCATCTTCTGGTAAGTCTGTAATTCTAAGTGTATCAATATTAAATTCTAAATCTACTTTTTGTCCCACGCCACTGCTTGAACGTGTCTTCATCAACTGAATCTGATAACGTCCACGCTCACGCATAGCACGGCTAGTAAATATACCAAACACGTTGTCTGCTGTTTGAATCTTTGACAACCCACCTGAAATGTGGCTGTGATCAAATTCTACTTCCTCAACAGCACCCCTGTTTAACTGTGATGCTGTTACGAATACTGTTTGTAATTCCATTGCCAAGTTACGCAATTCTTCTGAAACATACTTGTCCTTAATAAACAAATCACTTGGAGCAATTCTTCTTGAAATAGGCATCAACAGATCTAAATAGTCAACTAATAACACATCAACTTTTCTGCCCATCTTGATTTCATATTCTTTTATATAGGCTCTGATGTCATTTGTTGTCTTGCCACTTGGCATATACTTAACTTGCATGGCTCCAGATTTCTTTCCGATCATCTTAACTTTCATTTCGACGTCGTCTATATTTTTAAATATATCTCTGGTTGCCATTCCTGTTACCATGGCATCAACTCGCATACTCACTAAGGGTTCAGAAAGTTCAAGTGTAAGATATATTACATTCAATCCTTGAAGTGCCCAATTAACTCCTAGATTTGCCAAGAACAATGATTTACCTGCTCCAGACCCACCCGCAAAAATATTCAGTTCTCCTCTGTTCATACCTCCGAATAATTTTTTATCCAGAGTAACCCAGCCTGTGCTTATTTGACCATTTCAAGGTCATTAATCTTCCTCTTGGATCAGCAAAATAATCAGTACCCATGTCTTTTGCCAAACCAATCTGTACTGCTTCTTTTACCAGGTGTTCAACCTGTCCGTATTCGTTTTGTTCAAGAAGATCAGCACCCTTGATGATTGCTCTTTCTAATGCCTTGTGTCTTGTGAAACTTTCAAATTCATCTAATAACCAATTGAGATGTCCTTCTTTCAATTCTCCCGGATGCTTTAGATCAGTTCTACAGGTAGCATTGATAGTTTCATAATCCGGAAGAACATTATACTGTTTCGCATATTCGTTTACGAACTGTGCGGCTTCCTGTAATTTTCTATCGAATAGCGTATGATCAAATATCCCCTGGCATCTAACAAATGTTTCAGCATCTGCTACCATCATTTCTAGATATCTTTTTTGTACACTATAATCGTAATTCTTTGCGGTCATTTATTATTTGTTCCTGCTGGCATTTTTTATATTCTAATATAAATTTTAACATCTCTATTTCTGTTTGTAAATGAATATTTTGGAGATCGGTCTCCGATTTAGATTTTATTAGTCCTACTGAGTAAATTGAAAATCCGATGTTTGTGATAACAGATATGGTTAGTACCACTAATAATATTGCTTTTAATCTTGGCGTCAAAATACCTTTACTCCATATTTCCTTGAAAACTGTTCGGCATCCTTTTGGTTGTTAACCATAGGTTTGCCCTTAATGTTGAGGCTAGTGTTTAGTAGCATCGGACAACCTGTTTTGGAATACCAACGTTCCAACAGTTCTCTCAGTCCCGTGTTATCTTTTTTACTTACCGTCTGTACCCTAGAACTTCCGTCAACGTGAACTATGGCTGGAAACTCCTTTTCTTTCCTACACTTGGAAGTAAACTGCATGTAAGGACCAACATCACCATAAAAATATTCTTCTGCGTGTTCTGATAAGATTACCGGAGCGAAAGGACGGTATCTCTGTCTCTTTTTAATTTTGTTTACCCTATCCTTCATGTCTTTTCCTCTAGGGTCTGCGAGTAAACTTCTGTTACCTAAAGCCCTAGGTCCAAACTCTGCTTTTCCATTTGCCACACCAACTATTCCGTTGTCTTTAAGTTCTCTAAATAAATTATCCACGGGATACTCGCCTGTAATTTCATATCCCAGATAAGAAGTTTTCCAATCTATGTGTTTGGCCTTAACTGACAGTACTGCTCCTACACTCGATCCGGCATCTCCTGGATTTGGCATGATCCAAACATTTTCATAATATGACGATGCTTTACCATTGGCTTTACAATTTAACGCACATCCCCCCATTAGGACTAAATTTTTGCTAGAATATTTGTTAGAGCAGTATTGTAGTATTCCTAATAATATTTCTTCATAAATTGCCTGCGTTGCTGCAGCAATGTTTAGTTTATCAGCCCATTTGTTATAACCTTCTAAGTACCAGTTACAACCTCTATGTAAATTTTGTTTGAATTCAACCTTAGGAAATTGCCAGTGTTCGTGTGGCCCTAGTTTAAAAAATGTTTCTTTCATGTGATGATAGTATTTTCTCGTGTCGCCGTATGCTGACATTCCCATTAGAATATACTCGTCTTCGTTGGGCTTTAATCCTACACGCTGAGTCATTGCGGAATACCATAACCCTATACTGTGTGGATAATTTTGAGAATAAACTTTTTTAATCTTGTTTTCTTTACCTTCCCATATGGTAAAAGTTTCCCACTCACCTATGCTGTCTATACATACAATGATCGCATCCGTAAATCCGCTCGTAAAGAACCCTGCTGCTGCGTGACTCTCATGATGATTAGCATAAGTTATTGGAGCATTAATTTGAAATGATTTTAAATAGGTTTTGATATTATTTTCATTCCATAGCCAACCCTGACCTGCTAAAAATTGTCTTAGTGTTTTCTTGAAAGGTCTTTCATACCAAACCACTTCATTGGGTTCACCCCATTGTCTAGCATAATCTAGCAAAGGTTTGTTTAAGTGTGGATCATTTTTTAATCCACTGAATCTTTCTGTATGACTAGCAAAAACTAATTCATCATTATCAAATACTGCTAGAGATCCGTCATGGTTGTTGGCGGCAATGCCCCATGTTATCATTTAATACCCTTTGTATTTTTTCCAACAGGAATGTAATAGATAAAACCACACTCCATTTATTATCGGTTCAATTATAGCATCAAGAGTTGCCAATCCCCAATCGGCGCCAGTTATTAATCTGTTACTGGTCATTGCTATTATGATATGTCCTAACGTATACACTATGGCCAACGTTACACTGCTACCACCTATTATCTTTTTTAATAGGTTGTAAATTCCTACTTTAAATTCTGTCATTTGTATATAAATGGATCATTATTTCTTGATTCCTTTATTTGTTTTCGTATCTTTCTTTTGTGTTTGATTCTTTCAATCCAATCACAAAATTTTCTATAAAGCCAATTCACTGATCCTCTCCAACTTATTTTCTAATTGTTTCTTAGCAATGTTAATCTTAATACTTCCAGATTGTGCTGTTTTAATGGCATCTACCATCACAAACAATTTTCCGTATCTATTTACCGCGTCTGAAACATCCTTTATGTCGTCTTCCCAATTAGGGAAAGCCACACTCCAACCATATTCTATCGCCTTGTTAATCAAATTTAAACCAGCATCGTCTTGGTCGGGAATTACAATTATCTCATGCCCTAGTCCTTGTATTATTCTATATTGTTGTTCTGCGATGTTGTTTGTTAATAGTGCCACACCACCTATTGCTAAAGCATCAAACGGACCTTCCGTGACAAATACATATTTCTGTTCTTCCTTTTGCTTGTCGACATTAAAAACAAAGTGTGAATGATGATCAGAAATATATTTTGGTCTTCCTTGGGTTGTTTTTCTAGCAGTATTACCAACAATAATATTTTTATAATAAAAAGGTATGATGACTCTTTCATCGTACCCTTGTAACGGACTCCAATGAAAAACTCTATCCATTGGGTTTTGTCCCCTGTTAACCAAATATTCTATAGCCGAAGCAAGTTTTATTTCTTCCTCTGGCTGTAGTATATTATCTCCAGCATCAACCCAATCAACTATAGGAAGTGATCCTTCTGGTAATGACTTTGGTTCAAAGGATACTCTTATCTGTGATTCTCTTGGTTGATAGTTTGGTGATTCGGTTTTAAGTGCTTCGAACATCATGGAGTTTACTTCATCCTCCGATGCTCCTAACCATCTACAAAGTGATTTAAATTTTTCTGATAACGGTCTGCCAGGTTGCCAACTTGCGGAAAATTTACAATTGAAACAGTTATAAATTATTCCTGTATCGTATCTAACACCGCCTCGCTTGCGCTTGTCCTGACCATGACCTCGATGATGACAGCAGGGTGCGTTAAAACTAGTCCATCCGCTGGGGCTGGATTTAGCCCGTGGCGGAATAATCGCACGAAATTTATCTAATACCAAAGTCATACTGTAAGTATACTATCTATACAGTACTTTGTCAAGAGATCCGATATTTGATTCAGCGGGAGTGTGTTTAATTCTAAACCAATTGTATTTTCCAGTTGCGTTGTAATACGTATTGGTATTGGCAGTCGTGATGTCAAACGTTTGTAAGTCAGTCCAAGATCCTTCGATTGGATTGGCTCCTTCGCCTAATGAAGCCTGTAATAAAACCGTTCCTTCATAGTCATTATAGAAAAATTGAAATGTGTGTAGACTATTTGGATCAGTTACATTTGGTTGTGCGTCAATGGTGCTGCTCAAGAAATATTCTTCATATCCTGTGCTGTTTATATTTTGAGCAAAGTTTGGTCTAGGAAATGAAGTATAAACAGAATCATCAGACTGTTGAACAACCGGAACATCAAAGTTTGTTATCTTTCTAAATGTGTCAATAACCTTGGTGTCGTAAGGAGAACCCTGTAGGTCACCTATTATTTCCAAAACTCCTGATGAACCAAATTGACTATCCATGTATAACGGAGCACTTGATGTTACTCTATATTCATCATCGTTAATGCTCTGTCTGGTTTCTTTGTGTAAACTCCATGTATAATTTCCTGGTTCTAAACTTTGGAGTTCGGTTTCGGTTATGGTTACATATGCTCTACCAACCGCGGCATCATCATAGGTACAATCTTTCTGTAAAACTAAATCTTCGTTCTCATTGTTCACTAAATTGAATACCAAAATAGTTCCCGTAGCATTGAACGTTTTTTGCTGACCATTTCTTAATTGAAAATCTACACGATTATCAACACTTCTGTATATCTTTAAACCGCGGCTATAGACCATATTAAACCTCTCTCCAGTCCAAGTATTGGCATCAGTTGTGTAAACATCGACCTTATTTGGATATAAATATATTGAGTTAATTTGCATAAATTACACATAACCTTTAATGTATTTAGCGTATGAGAATAACAGATAGTCTTAGAGAAAACTTTCCTTTTATCAGCGTTCTTACGCATGGTGGTAAAGAATATGTGGGCATTATCATCAATCAAGATGCTAATGTGACTAGTTTTTACGATTATGAGTGCCTGGAAACTGAGGAAGAAAAAAAGCACCTTTTGAGGCTGGGCGAAGCCTGGTGGTGGGAGTCAAATCGCATGATCCCTATCAATATCTTTCTTAGAAACGAAATCCATGATTTTAAGTATGCTATAAGAAACTACACCACTAAAGATGTTAAGATTCTGTTCGGTCCAGTAACCAGCCTAAACAATATCATTATAAAAAGAATTAAAAGAAAATCAATTACTCTAGTCCGTAAACCTTCTTAAAACTTAGATAGGTAAAAAGATCTATAAGTAAAAAGTTTAGGAAAAATCCCAAGACAGTAAGTTTAATCCCAAAAAAAATCGGAAGCAAATATAATACCAGAGCCAATCTAAAAAGATAGGTCATAACAAGAAAATTTGGAACAGCCCAGAAAGGCCAAGTTCCTAATCTTGGTGGCTGGTTATTCCTATAATCTTCAAACTCGTATTGTGTCATTGTTTATAGGGCCAAATAGTAGTATGAGGATCATCTCCGTTTCTTGCCCACTTAATCTTGTTCCATATTCTTTCATGTCCGTAGTATAAAAACATTTTTGTTATTACTTCTACGCCTGCTATTGCTCCGGCAAAACTCCACTCGCCTGTAATGATCCACGCAATTATAAATGTGTCAGTGGTCGCAACTATTCGCCATGTTAGCGTTTTCGCTAAACTTCTTCTTGCCCTGCTGATCATTTTTTACCTTGCGATAATTGTTCGCAGATTAGATTCATCTGAACTGTTATTGCTACAGCATAAGCAGTTGCGTGAGATTTCTTGAAATAATAACTATCGTCATCGGGCTTCGTCCATACCTCTTTCATTACTTCCTTCCAGCCCTTCCCAATCAAGTGTCTCTTTGCCGGACGTATCATTGCTAGGACTGCGGCCAGTTCCGCTACGCATCTGGGCTTCATGGTTTGTAGTACGGTAGAGTGTCCTCCTACGTGAAATAATTGATCGCTGAATTCTTTGTGAGTAAGTAGTTCCCATAACGGTTCAGTCTCCATGAGTTTTATAAGATGTTTTTCATCTCTGATGCCTTTGTATAAAGATACATTGAGAAAATCTATCTTAAATAATCCTTGATTCTCTGCTTCCTCATAAGGAATAGAACAAGTATTGTTTATTGGATCAAAAGGAACTTCGTGTAAGTATACACCTGTATTGTGTTTAACTAATTTACCTTCCTCAAGACGGCTAGCACTAACTGTTTTAAACAACCCTAGTGCCTGTTCTCTATCTATAAAATCTATATCAATATCTGGCATGGTTATACATCAATTTTTGCTTCTTTTATGACGTCTTTCACTAGTTCAACGTCAGCAGGTTGTTTTTTAAATTTTGACATCCAAAACTGTGGATCTATGT